CCGAAAGCGGCTGCTGCTCAAGGTCTGCCCGTATCCTAAACATGCGTCGGAAGTGTCAATGGAGACACGCCCCATCACCAATGGGGAAAGGCAGGGTCAGTTCCTGCACGACGCTCCAATTTCACCAGACGCGAAGGCGGAGAACAATAAGCTCGGCAACGAGCGAGCCTAAGCGAGTCCGTTTGCCGCAGCGCCACGGTTCGCCTTGACTTTGAGACGTTTAACCCGCTTTTCAGACCATGCCAGTATTGAAAAACCCCAAGTATGAAGCCTTCGCGCAAGCTTTGGCCGAGGGCATGTCAGGTTGTGCCGCTTACAGGCAGCATGTGGCCGAGGTAGGCACCAAAACAGACGCTTGCATGACAGGAGCTTCAAGGCTTCTCGCAGACGAAAAGGTTTCGCTAAGGGTCTCAGAATTGAGAAAAAGCTTTCACGAAGTGCTTGAGCAGAAGCTCGGCGTTCGGCAGGAAACCATAGCCAGGTTCCTTGTGGCCTGCATGGAAACACCTGTTGAGGAGGTCGCCGAGAACTCGCCTTTAGCGCAAGAGGTGAAGCGATCGAGGAAGTTCGTCGGCAAGGGTGAGGATGCCGAAGAGTGGGAGGTTGAGCAGGTGAAAACGCCCTCCAAACTCGATGCCGCGAAGGAATTGAACAAGATGGCTGGATGGTATCAGCCCGATAAGGTCGAGCACTCAGGCGACGAGAAGCTACTTGCTGCGCTGGCGGCAATCAAAAATGTAACGCATGGGTAACGCATGAGTGAAGAACTCTTCGACCTCCTGAAAGACCGCGAGTGGCGGCTCAACAACCTCTACGTCATTCTCATCAACGGCGGGCCTGCTGCGTTCGTGCCGCGTCCTGAACAGTTGGAATACCGGCACAATCGGCACGCGCGAAACTTCATCCCGAAAGCGCGAAAGCTCGGCGTTTCGACCGAAGTCGTGCTCGAAAACGGCGACGACTGCGTTTTCAACCCGAACTTCAAGGCCGCGATCATTGACGAAACGGAACCGGCAGCGTGGGAGAAGCTCGAAATCTTCCGCTTTGCCTGGGTGAATGGGCCAAAGCATCCAGACCCGAAGATTGCGGCGCTGTGGCTGCTCATCCACGAGGCAAACGAACTGCTGACCGACAACAACGGGGAACTCGCTTGGCACAACGGATCGAGTTTTCAGGCTGGAACGTCGTTCACTGGACGCACGCCGCAACGCCTGCACGTCTCCGAGTTCGGCCCGATCTGTGACGCATCGCTTGAGAAGGGGCGGAAGATCAGGCGTGGCTCGATCAACGCTGTCCTTCCGCAAGACATCGTGACCGTGGAAACGACCATGCGCGGCGGGCGAGTTGGGCCCTGTTACGAGCTTTTCAGGCTGTCCAAGGAAGCATGTGGCAAGCCTCTGTCTGTCGCGGACTGGCGGCTTCACTTCTTCCCGTGGTGGAATCACCCCGATTACCAACTCGACGGCTTCAAGCCTACGGAGGACGTGACGGCGAAATACTTCGCTGAACTGGCAGCGGAGGGCATCAACCTTTCGGACGCGCGCAAGGCATGGTATGAGCGCAAGAAGCGCGAGCAGGGCGAAGACATGCTTCAGGAGTTCCCGAGCACAATCGCGGAGTGCGATAAGGCCGTGGTCATGGGCGCGATCCTGCCCCAGATTGCCGCGATTCGAGCGCAAGGCCGCGTGCGAGAGTTCCCGGTTGAGGTCCATTTGCCCATGTTCGTGTCCGTGGACTGCGGTGGAGACACACTTTCAGCTTGGCTTTCTCAGCCAGGGAGGCGTGACGTCAACCTTTTGGACTGGTCCGGCACCGACGGCGGCGGTTCTGCCGGCCTCGCTGCGCAGGTGGCGAAGTGGGAGGCTGCATACGGGCGGGTTGAGAAGATTTTCCTTCCCCACGATGCCGACTCGAAGGACAAAGGGAGCGCTAAAACTTTCAAGGCTCAACTCATCGAGAGTGGGATTGCGGCAAATCGGATCGTGGTCGTGCCTCGCATCCCGAACGTGTGGACGGGGATCGATTACATGCGGCGACACCTGCCGAAATGCTGGTTCCATGCCCGATGCGACAAGGAAACGGTTCTTGCTGACGAAACGCTGCCTTCTGCGGTCGGAAGACTTGAGAACTACCGGCGCGCCATGAACAAGGCAACGGGCGCGCTGCAAGAGCATCCACTGAAGGACGGCGTGTGCGATCACTGCGCCGATAGTTTACGGACGCTTTTCGAGGCGGTTGAGCACGGACTGGTGCCAACGATGCCGTGCGCAGACGCCAAGGTTCACCCGTTGGATCGCGAGGATGAGGACGACAGGCCGCGCAACCGGCAGAAGGCAAAGTTTGCATTTCAGGGGTGGAGGCGATGACACCTTTCGAGCAAGCCTTGAAGCTCTACGGCTACGAAACGACCGATTTCGAGCACGATCTTGCCGCGCATATCGTTTCCGGCTATGTCGTCTGCACGCCGGAAGCGATCGCTTTCGCCCGTCCAGTTCGCCGAGATTGGAAGCCTGACCGTTTCCGCGACATCTCCGACGTGGAGCCGCTCGAATCGGCGGATTGCTGGTTCCTCTGGCTACTGTGCGGCAAATTGGAGGTCGCTGCTCGCTGGTTGCCGCGTCCTTTGCCCTGGCTGGGATTCGCTCGACGTGGGAAGGCGGTCAAGTTTCTGGCGTGGGAGCGGTTTGCAAAAGCCGTTTGACAATCGCCGAGTTAATCCGCCTAGACTCTCCATGAGTCACCCTTACCCAAGGCACATTTACGGCGGCAACCTCTATTTTGGCGGCGGTCCTGGACCTGTAGCGCCGCCTGCGCCCGCTGCAACTCCTGCGGCTCCTGCGGCTGATACGGAAGCAGCCAAGGCTAAGACTTCAATGCAGGCCAAGCGGCGCATTGGTGGCGTCGATACGCTTCAAGGTGGCGTGCTCGGTGCCATGGCTCAGCAAGGCAAGGCGAAAACCCTCGGAGCTTCCGGCAGTTACACGGGCGAACCATGAACATCGAGAAAATCACAGTCGAAATCCGCCCTTGGTATCCAAATCCGAGAACGGCTGAATTTGTCACGACGACGACATATCGAGGCGAGGCGTTTTCCACGTCTGAGCTTGTCCCTGAAAACGACACGGTGACGCGGTTGGAACAATTGTTGGAAAACGCCAAAAGGAAAATAGTCCAGCATTACAAATGAACGAGCCTCCTCAAAAGCCCGCCGATTCAGGCCGTGCATTGAAAATCGTCCAGCGCTGGCAGGCGATGCAGTCCGATCGCGCCCCCTGGATGAGCACTTGGCAGGAAATCGCCGAGTTGATGGCTCCCCGTTGCGCTGGCATCTCGTCCAAGTCGGAAACTCCCGACACGACGAAAGAAGGCATACTATTCGACACGACGGCAGGCGACGCCTTGATGACGCTCGCGGGCGGTTTGATGTCGTGGACGATGCCAGTCAATGAGCCGTGGTTCAATTTCGAGCCTGTTCGCGAAATGCGCGGCGTTGATCGCGTGAAGCGGTGGACGATGGATTGCGCGGAACTTGGTCGGGAATACCTATCGAACTCCAATTTCTACACCGAGAGTCACGAGGATCTTCTCGCGCACTGCGGCTTTGGGACTTCGGCGATGTACTTCGGCCTTGAAAATGGCCGCATGCGACACGAGGCGCTTTCGACTGGCTCCTACTGCATCGAGGAAAATCCTTTCGGCGAGGTCGATACGCTTTACCGGGAATTTGAGTGGACGGTTGAAGATGTCGTCGCCTACTTCGGGCGCGAGAATGTCAGCGCGGAGACGGCCAAGCGTTCCGACGACGACCGCGCCAAGCATCAAAAGATCAAGATCATCCATGCCGTTTACCCGCGTCCAGCTTCGGAGCGGCCAGACAACGAACTGGCGAGGATGGCAGGATGGGGCAAAGCTTTCGCCTCCTGCTACGTCGAGGCGAATCAGAAACACCTACTGCGCGAAAGCGGCTTCGATTACTTCCCATTCAGCGTGGGGCGCTTCCTGAAGTGGACGGCACTCGAAGGCAAGACGGCATACGGCTACGGCCCTGGGTTTGCTGCGCTGCCTGACACTCGGCAAATCAACTTCCTGCAAATGATCCTCGACTGCGAGGCGGAAAAGCGAGTTCGCCCGCCCATGATCGCTGACGAGCAGATGGAAGGTGAGTTGATCCTGTCTGCGGGCGGAATCAACTACATCCGCACGGGCATGTTTGAGCCGAAACCAATTGCGGTCGAGGGCAATTACACAATCGGCGTGGATCGCTACAAGCTCCGGCAAGAGATGATCCGCGCCAAGTTTCACGCAAATCTCTTCAACATGTTCGAGGGCCTCGACGGCATCAGGACCGCGACGGAAATCAACGAGCGTGCTGCGGAGAAGATCACGGCGATTACGCCTGCATTCTCCCGCCAATCGAGCGAGAAACACACGCCCATGCTTCAGGCCATGTTTTCGATGTGGATGGAAAACGGCATGCTGCCGGAACCTCCGCCAGAAGCCATTCAGCCCGTCAGCGAGTTTATGGGCTTCGTTCCTGCCCCTGTCGTCACCTTCTCGTCTCGTCTCGCTCTTGCCATCCGCAACCTGCGCAACGTGCAGGCTGACCGACACATTCAGCGCATTGTCTCGATCGCTCCACTTCGCCCCGAGGTCATGGAGGCATTCGATTGGGTGCGGTGGGCACGCGGCTCGGCAATGGACGCCGGGGTCTCAACCGATTACATCCTGCCGGAAGAAGTAGTTCAGGCAAAGCTCGCGGCCCAGGCTCAGGCGCAAGCTGCGGCTGCACAAATGCAGATG